TCTATGTCTTTGAATATAATTTTACTGCGGAGAGCTCAAATGACACACAGAATCGGGTTTTGTTGTAAATGGATTGACACACCGGCCCAAGTCAATGGTATTAAAGCAACTGATGATTGTAAAAAAATATAACACTGGTACTACTACAGTAGCATGGCTCAATCGTCAAACGAAATCAACTGCTGAATCAAAGCTTTGGTCTTTAATCAAACAAAATATTAAACCGGTCTATAGACCGGTTTCTATATCTAGCATTTTATATTTTATGTTTACATTGTTCGCCGTGCCATCTCTTATGCATAGCTGGGCTAGATAATTTCCCACAATATACGCAACTAATTTTTGGTATTTGTTTTAATTTTAATTTTCGTTCTTCAGTAAATAATTTCCCTGCATTAGCTTCGGATAATTTTTTTCTGTGCGATTCAGATTTAGGTTTTCCTTGTAATTTAACATTTCGTTTGTCTAATTTAGCTTTTGATTGTTTTAATTTTGTTTCTTCTGTGTGAGTTCTTCCATACATCGGATTATTAGAACCAGATGTTGCTTTAGAAATTTTTATTTTAGTGTCTTCTGTATGATGTTTTCCTTTATTTGCAGGAATTCTTCCTTTATGAAATTTAGACATCTTTAATCTAGCGTCTTCTGTATGTGTTTTTCCATACATAGGATTCCCACTTTCAGCCATGAATTTTGATTGTTCTTCAGAGTATAATTTACGGGAAATTGCATAAAGTTTGGATGTAGGGATATACCTATCTTGATGTTTATTTGATAAAGTTGACATCGCATTGAGCGCAAACGCCATATTTCTTTTAAATGTACCTGTAACGAATTTGACTAATAATAAATGACAAATAAAATGTTCTCTAGCTGTTAATTTAACTAAATTGGATTTAGCATTGACACCGCCCATTGATTTCGGTATAATGTGATGCAATTCTGTATATCCATTGGTGTTTCTAGTTTTAGCTTTATCTATAATATTAAAATACCATTTATGATATTTATTTTCCACAAACATAATTATTTTCCTTTTAACTGAGTTATTACCTATTTATAAAAATTATGAATTTTAATAAGATTGGATTTGCCTGTAAAATTTCTGCTGTTAATGATAAAAATGAAATTGTTTCTATCCCAAAATATAATACAAAAACAACAACTATTGCATGGTTGAATAAACAAACTAAAAAAACTGCTGAAACTAAATTGATGTTATTATTACGGCATAATTTAGAAGCAACTTGTAAAGCAGTAGAATATGTTTCTAAACAAAATCCATCATTGAGACTTTTCAGATTAACGTCTGATATTTTACCAGTCTATACTCATACGGACTGGACATATTTTTATCAATCAGAATCTATTCAACAACTATTACAGCAAAAATTTGCGGCAATTGGTGATTTAGCAAGACACCACGATGTGCGATTATCTTTTCATCCTGGACAATTTTGTTGTTTAGCAAGCGATCGACCAGATGTGGTAGAAAATAGTATTGCAGAATTTGAATACCACGCTGATATGGCACGTTGGATGGGATATGGTAAAACCTTCCAAGATATGAAAATTAATGTACACATTGCTGGTAAACGTGGTCCTGCAGGAATGCTTGAAGCATATGAAAAATTAAGTGATGTTGCTAAAAACTGTATAACAATTGAAAATGAGGAAATGACCCATGGACTTGATGCTTGTCTTACTATTGCTGACAGGATTCCTGTCGTTCTCGATATTCACCATCATTTTATCAAAACTGGAGAATACATCAACCCCGATGACCCACGGGTTGAAATGGTTATTCAAAGTTGGCGAGGTGTTCGCCCTACTTTACATTATTCTATTAGTAGGGAAGATGTTTTGGTCAATCATTGCGCCAGCACTAAACCAGATCTTAACTTACTTTTAGAAGCTGGACATTCTAAACAAAAACTTCGCGCACATTCTGATTTCTACTGGAACGATGCTGTTAATAACTGGGCATTGACATTCTCAGATAAATTTGATATACTTTGTGAATCAAAAGCCAAAAATTTAGCGAGTTTTAAATTATATGATTATAGAACAAGAAAATATCTGGACCAATCAGTGGTTTTATAATAATGCTAAATGGAAACTTAAATTTGTTTGGTTTCCAACCAGATGCGATTTATCGAAAAAAATAATGTGGCTTACATATGCATATCGAGGTATAAGTACGTATTACTTGCCTGCAGATATGGGTATGAATAAACACCTAGTAATTGGTACACGTTGGATTACAAAACAAGAATTTATTTTTGGTAAAATAAAAGGCACGATATAAAAAAGGGGCGTATAGCCCCTTTGATTTATTTTGCTTTCGGTTTTCTACCACGTTTTTTAGGTAGAGGTGGTTCTACAATTTCTGGCTTGACAACTGATTTTGGTGCGACTGGTTTTTTAATTTTTTTAGATACAGCTTTTACTGCTTCTTTAACATCATCAACATTAACAACACCATCATTATTCACATCTGCAACTTCTTTAAGTTTTTTAATTTCTTTAAGTTTTTTTGTAAGTCTTTTTTTAGCTTCTCTAACATCATCAATATTAACAACACCATCATTATTTACATCAGCTAACTTTTTTACACGTTTAGATGCAGTTTTAACAACTTCTACAGTTTCTTCAATTTGTGCTGGTTTGCACCCAAATAACTTTTTTATAAAATCAAACATAAAATCTCCTTTGTTAATTATTTATATTTAGAATTCCAACAGATTAAAAAATTGTTGATAAATACAACAATAACCAAATTTAAGGAAACGTTTAACATGGAACAAAAACATATTAATACTGGTGCTACCGGCCCAGGTAATGATGGGACTGGTGATAGCATTAGAGTTGCATTTGAAAAAGTAAATGACAATTTTGATGTGTTATATGGAGTGTTTGGTGCATCTGGTGCTATTAGATTTACTGCGCTTGGTGATGCACCATCATCATATTCCGCAAATCAAGTGATAATGGCTAATACAGCCGGATCAGCATTAACTGCTAGAACAATTAAATCAAGTGATTCTAGTATACAAATTGTTGCATCAAACAATACCGAATTAGATATAAAGGTCGCATCAGTACAAGCAGACACATCACCTGAACTTGCTGGTCCATTAAATGCTAATTATTTCACAATAGGGCGGTTGCGTAACCCAAGTGTAGATGCAGTAAATGCGTTTAATGATACATGGGCAGTATTAAACCCAGATTATACAACATCTATATTAGAACTCCCAGTAACGGTGCATCACGGATTGCATAATTATGTAGCTGGTGTTCCAAGACAATCAAATGGTGGTCCTATTATCACACATAATGATATTGCCACCTATATCGTGTCTACGGCATTGAAAACAAGAGATCAACCAACCACTGAACAAACCGATGACCCAGATTATGATTCTACATTAACGAGTAATTATCTTGCTACCGAAGTAATGCAGCGAAAGGATGTTGTTTATCGAGGTGGTGACACAATGACTGGTGTATTGACGTTATCTGATCATCCACATCCATTAGAAGGGGAAATCGGATCAAGACAGGCTGTAACTCAACATTATGTTGATGAATTATATGTTTCAAAATTATCATTAGCAGATAGTGTAACGACTGACGATATCACAGTAAAAAACATATACAATGGTGCGACCGGGCCTGGTCTATTCCATGGTAATTGGCAATTGGCATCTGGTAGTACACTTCAATCAACCTACGCTGACTTGGCTGAATATTATGAATCGGACGTAGTCTACCAACCTGGTACTGTTCTTGTATTTGGCGGATCTAAAGAAGTCACTAGTTCATCGGTAGTGAATGATACAAAAGTAGCGGGAGTTGTTACAACAGATCCTGCATATGTGATGAATATTAACCAATCAGGTGTCAAGACTTGTATAGCATTGGCAGGTCGTGTACCATGTAAGGTAATTGGTAAAACAAAAAAAGGTGATTTATTGACTACATCTAATTCATCTGGACATGCGATTAAAGCATTAGATCCAAAAATAGGTGCTATTGTTGGAAAATCGTTAGAAGATAAAGAATATGGTGAGGCTGGTATTATTGAAATATCAGTTTGGAGAGCGTAATGACTCTTGATATATGGACGAAGCCTTCTGGATACGATATTGGATCATTTAATGATCAAATTACATTAGTCATAGATCTTCCAGTGACTAATGATACCGGAGTTACGTATGGGATAATTGCGGGTGCACTTCCAGAAGGATTGTATATTAATGGGAATCAAATTACTGGGATTGCTAATATTGTCAAAACTGACAGTATTTATAAATTTTGTATAAGAGCTTCTCACGATAGTCAAACGGCAGATAGAACTTTCTATCTTACCATTACTAGCAAAAATCCATTATCATTCGTTACACCGTCTGGTAGATTGCATTGTGGAATAAATCAGCAACTTTTTGCTATTGATAATACTAATGTTAATTTTCAAATACTGGTTGAATCGGACATTCCAAATGATATCGTAACTTTCAGGTTGGAATCTGGTTCATTGCCAGGTGGCCTATCGCTTTCAACTGACGGAATTATTTCTGGATTTCTTTCAAAACTATCAACGGACGAGCTGGATCATGAATATCAAGAATCACAATTCATAATTCGGGCAAGCAACCAAGCATATTCAATAACACAAAGTTTTATATTTATTGTTGTTGGACCATATTATTTAACTGCTGACAATACATTAATGCATACTGGGACCAGTATTTTTACTGCAGATGTTACTAATATTAGACCTGTACAATGGATAACCAATCCATATTTAGGACCATATCGTTACGATAATTATTTAACTGTGGAATTCGAAACATATGAAAGTGATTCTATCTTATACTCATTGGATATAAATCAACCTATTCCACCTGGTACAACACTCACCGATGGAATTTTATCTGGGTATATACCATCACAAACAACCTATAATACTGCTTATGACTTTGAAATTGCTGCTATTAGAACTAACAATGTTTCAGGTGAATCTATTACTAATAAAAGAACATTTTCAATAGATATAATTGGAAAGTTGGATGATACTTTGGAATGGTTAACGCCGACTAATGCTGGCACTATTACTGAAGGAATTCCGGTTAATCTTTCCATTATTGCGGTTAGTTCGTTATCAAATTCAAATCTTATATATGAAATTATAGATGGGATATTACCTAATGGCGTTACAATGGGAACAGATGGTATTATTACAGGTGTACATTTTAGTTCAGCTTCTGATGACTTTATTGATTATTACACGTTTACGGTTAGAGTTTCTAATCAATATAGTGGAATTTTTTCTGATTCTATTACTCATTATGGGGTTTTTGAAAAAATATTTACGATAACTGTTATCCAATCTGAAAAAATGTATAGCAATATCATTGTAAAACCTTATTTGGAAATAGAACAACGAGAAAGATGGGGTTCGTTCATTACAAACCAAGAAATATTTCCACTTTCAATGATGTATAGACCATATGACACTAATTTTGGAATACAGAAACAATTAGAAATGTTAATATTTCCTGGTATCGATACATCGTCGATAGAAACGTTTGTTAATGCTGCTAATCTTAACAATGCCAAAAAAAGATTCCAATTTGGTAGTATTACATCAGCGAAGGCTATTGACCAAACTACATTTGCTGAATTATATGAAGTAGTTTATATAAACATGCTTGATCCATTAGAGCCAAATGGAGAACATTTGCCATTGAGTATTAATAATGAATATATTGGCACATATTATCCAAGTAGTGTGACATTATGGAGAGAACGATTAGTCACGGTAACTGATGTAGATAGTGGAACTGTATTATCAACTAATATTGAATTTGTTCCGTTATGGATGAGAAGTATTCAACCATCAGATAGATCGAGAATTGGGTTTACACTAGCAGTTCCATTATGCTATTGTAAAGTTGGTACTTCTTCACAGATTTTACGAAACATTGAATTGTCAGGTATTAATTTATCATCATTCGATTATACTGTTGACCGGTATATTGTTAATGATTTTATTAATCCACAATATGTCGTATTCAATCATTGAGGTATATTATGCATCCGTTAATTAATGACATGACAACATTAAAAGATTCCGAATTGGAATCTAGAATCTATGATTTAACAAAAAAGTATTTCATGACAACAAATGTTAACATGAGATCACAAATTTCAATGGTACTCGAATCGTACACCTCTGAACAAGCAAAACGCCAGAAAGAATTGTGGCAAACTACCATGGAAAATAAAAATAAAGGACTTGACAAACTGATAAATGTAGGGTAAAATCTCTTAATGAGATTAGATAAATTTAGTAACCCAATTTTTAACGAGTGTGACATTTTTGATGCAATTTATCATGGTCATATGGAAAAACTTTCATCATTAATGGTTGATCCGAGTGATGATATTGAACGATTACAAGAAATATCAGAATTTGCATTCGTTCCACCAATCAATAGTAATCGCCAACTTTCTGATTATGATAAAGAGCAGCAATCGATTTGGTTCATGCCTGAAGAATATTATCATTTTGATATCAAACAATATTGTTTGACTAAATGTACAACCGATGATGAAAAAAACAGAGTTGAGGAAGAACTACATGCGTTTGAGAAACATGGCATGCTTCTTTTACTTCAATGGCTGAAATATTTTGTTGATACATGCAATAATAATAATGTATTCTGGGGGGTTGGAAGAGGGTCTAGTGTATCTAGTTTTGTGTTATATTTAATTGGTGTTCACCGGATCAATAGTATTAAATATAAGTTAGACTGGAAAGAATTCTTAAGATAAAAGGAATAATTATGGCAAATATTAGAACTGTTTATAGAACAGCACAAGGGAAAGAAATCGATTTAAATAAACTTATTAACCGTAATGAGTTAACACTGGCAGTTGGTAATATGAAAGTAAACGCCAGAGGTGATAAGATCGGCGCTGGTGGACAAATAGTCAAAGATACAACAAATGGTGTCACCATCCCCGATCAAATCAGTAAAAGTGTAGATCAACCAGTTCCCTCACTGGAAGAGCAAAAAGTGGAAGAATCAGCCAAACCATCACGAAAAGGTCAGTCTTCTGAGGAAACTACACAACAATGAGTCTTATAAAATGTAATAAAGTTATTCCAATTCATGATGGAATAATTGTAACTGACATGAGTTTTGACAATCAAGTAACTGATACTGGAATCATTGTCGGCAGCGATGATGGTAAAAGTGAGGGAATAAAGCCTAGATGGGCTAAAGTTTTTGCAATAGGCAAAGATCAAACCTCCGTTAAAATTGGGGATTGGATATTAGTTGAGCATGGTAGATGGACCCGTAACGTCAAAATCGAAGATGAAACGGGTAATGAATACGAAATTAGACGTGTTGAACCAAAATCTATCATAATGAAAGGCGATACGAAACCATCTGATGTTTATTTGGGTAAATCAAATAAATCTACAACACAAACTTTTGATTTTAGTAAACCAATGTTTTAATCTTATGCAGGGTCTTGACAGGCCCTGCTTTTTCTTATACAATACTCATTTTACACACAACCAAGGAATGGTTAATGGCAACGAAGGAACTTTGGGTCGAAAAATATAGACCTAAAACATTAGATGGATATGTTTTTAGGGATTCACATCAAAAAAATCAAATCGAATCATGGATTAAAGATGGTTCGATCCCTCATTTATTATTAAGCGGCAGTGCAGGAGTTGGTAAAACTACATTAGCTAAATTATTATTGAATTTACTCAACATCCACCAATATGATATTTTAGAAATCAATGCATCTAGAACTAATTCGGTTGATGATGTGAGAGATAAGATTGTAAGCCATTTAGAATTTATTCCATTTGGTACATTTAAAGTGGTATTATTAGATGAAGCTGATTATTTATCCCCAAATGCACAAGCTGCATTACGTGGGGTTATGGAAGAATACCATGAATTTTCTAGATTTATTCTTACCTGTAATTACCCAAACAAGATAATGACAGCTATTCATAGTAGATGTCAGGGGTTTCATATTGATAAAGTTGATCAAACCGAATTTACTGCAAGGGTTGCCACTATATTGATTGAAGAAAATATCGAGTTTGATTTAGACACATTAGATACATTTGTTAAAGCTACCTATCCTGATCTACGAAAATGTATTAATCTAGTACAAATGAACAGTCTGGGTAATATGTTAGTAACACCACACAACGGTGATAGTGGTGAGGCTGATTATAAAATAGAAATGGTCGAACTGTTTAAATCTGGTAAAATTTCAGAAGCAAGGAAATTGATATGTAAACAAGCCAGACCTGAAGAAATGGATGAAATTTACAGATGGCTATATAATAATATAGCTATATTTGGCGATGAGTCTAAACAGGATGACGCAATTTTAATCATAAAACAAGCAATTGTTGATCACACGTTATGTATAGATCCAGAAATAAATTTGGCTGCATGTATGATTAGGTTGGCTAGGTTATGACAGACACTCCCAAGCGAACCGTAGCGAAAACGTTTAGTTGGCGTATTATTGCCACATTTGCTACCTTTTTTGTATCATACATTGTTTCAAAAGATGTTTCTATTGCAAGTGGAATTGCTGGAACACAGATAATAATGCATACATTCTTATATGTTATTCATGAACGTATATGGAATAAAATACAATGGGGTAAATTTGAATAAAAAAGGGGGCATTTAGCCCCCTTTTTTCTATTCACCATAGATGGATAATACTTCTTTAACTGCTTCGTGACGTTCTATATCCATCGCTGTAAATTCAGCAACATCAATATGCGTCAACTCTGGACGCTCGGCAAGCAATCTGCAAAAATCAATCAAACCATTGTCGTTTAATCTATCTGCTTGAGCCAAATCACCAGTTACAACCATTTGTGATCCTTCACCAATTCGGGTTAATAACATCTTCATTTGACTTACTGTTGCATTTTGCATTTCATCAGCAACTATATACGCATTTTTAAATGTTCTGCCTCGCATATACGCAAGCGGACTAATTTCAATAATACCTTCTTCTAAATATCTTGTGATATCGCGTTTTTGATAATATTCAGAAAATACATCAAAAATTGGTCGAGTCCAAGGTGCCATCTTTTCTTCCAGTGTACCTGGTAAAAACCCTAAATCTTCATCCACGCTTACGGCTGGTCTAGTCACAACGATTTTTTCAATCTTACCTTCTTGAAACAATTTAATACCGTTTTGTACGGCTAACATTGTTTTACCAGTACCGGCTGGCCCAATAGCAAAAACAATACTGTTTGACTCATCTTGTAATTTATTTAAGTATTCTTTTTGACTTTTATTGCGCGGGGACAGCGTTACTTGTCTACGTTTTTGAGGCATGTAAGGTTGAAAATCTATTATGTTAACTTCTGAGGTAAAACGTTTTTTTACTTTTCTACTCATTCAGTATCTCCTACTTGTGTGAGAAATCAGGACGTGTGGTAACCAGCTTGATAACCATATTGGTCCTGTAATAGTATTTACCTTTTATAAAAAATAAACTTTATTATAGATAAATAAATATAGAACATAATTAGTAGGAATAAACATGCATGATATTTTAGATGTCATTAAAAATATACAAAGTTTATATGAAAATAATTCTAGCTTGGCTGTATTAAAAGATTTTGAAAGAGTATTAGATGAATTAGATTTATATGTATACGAAAATTGGATAGATGGCGAAATTGCGTATGGTCCCAAAGTGGACCGCCATTGGATTACTGCGGGGTTTATGTGGCCAGAAAATAAAATGCCAGATCCAACTGGAGGAAAGCGGTTAGTAGAAAATGGTTGTAAATTGAAATATCAAAAATCTCAATTAATATTACCGAGACCAATAAAAAACCCAGATGATGTTAGACCAGGTACTAAAAAGGGCAAACTAGATGAACACCCCATATGGATTGTTGAAATTAGAATGCCGAAAGAAGTTGCATTTGATATGTATCGTGGGTACATGAACAAAATGAAAAGTGAGAATAAATCATCAAATACATCTAAACAAGAATCACAAATCCCCCCACCAGCAGCCGCTCCAACTGGAGCTCCCCCAATGAGTCCAGCTGGCACAGGGGCACCTGTAGGTGGATCGCCTGCCGGTACAGGCATGCCAGCACCAGTTCCAGGAGTTTAATATGAGTTTAAGAGCAAACGATCTTCAAGACCTGGTTAAAAAAGTATTTGAAATTGACTCATACCAAAGCAAAATTGGGGATGATGAAAATGTTATCGTATTGACATTTACTGTGGATAGAGAAGATCCAGCCAAAGATATGGAAAATTTCATTGAGATGGGTTTTGATTTTGTTTTAGATGCTGATGTAAGTCCAGGTGAAACTGATGATGGAACATATAAAGTTTTTGTTGAAATAGAACGATCACGCCACGCCCCTGCTCAAATTCTTGAATTATTGGATGGTATAGAACGACTTACTGGGATGCCAGATATGCGGTTCAGATACTTCAAAAGTTTTAAAAGTTTGGACGCTACACACGCCAATTTAGCAACAGTCGTGCCAACTGACAAAAAATCATATATAGCAGCAACTAAACGATACCAAGAAGATAATTATGAAAATTTCTTCTCTACTAGTCCTGTAAATAATATTAAAGTTATTAATGAAAGTATAACGTTTTCTAAAGACTGGGTACAACCTGTCACATTTGATATTGCTGCAAGTGGAACAATAAATGAGGTGTATGGTTCAATCAATGGGCCTATAATGATTGAAAGTAGGGATATTTCAGAAATTATGTTTTATACGAAGTATATTGGCAATTACAATATTAATAAAATTGGTAAGACATTTATTTTTGAAAATAACGGATGGGCGGTAGCGTTGGAGGAACGGAATGTCATTTGAATTTGAGTTTACAAAGGAAAAATTAGCTAAAATATTACCTGGTAATCCATACATTGATTATTGGTTTGATGCACTTAATATGATATTACCAGATTATGATATCAATACTTTACCAAGAGTAGCTGCATTTATGGCGCAAACTGCACATGAAAGTGGTAATTACAAATTCCTTAAAGAGAATTTAAACTATCGAGCGGTTACTCTCAGAAAAGTATTTCCTAAATATTTCCCAACCGATGCGATTGCTGCACGATATGCACATAACCAGGAAGCCATTGCAAATAAAGTGTATGGCGGTCGAATGGGCAATGGACCAGAATCAAGTGGCGATGGGTTCAGATATTGTGGAAGAGGATTAATTCAATTAACTGGAAAAAACAACTATGTTAAGTTTGCTGAATCGATAGAAACTCCAGTTGAAGAAATTCCAGAATATTTGTCCACATTTGAAGGGGCGATTCAATCAGCATGTTGGTACTGGGAAACAAATAATTTGAATATATGGGCTGATAAAAGTGATATGTTAACACTGACCAAACGCATAAATGGTGGTACAATTGGACTTAACGATAGAGTTAAACATTACAATCATGCATTGTCAGTACTGAAGGGTTAAATGATTATCCTACACTTTCTACCAGATAGTTTTTTAGAAATGATAGTTCATCTCATTTTAATATTTGGAATTGCTGGTACAGTGTTAGGATTTTTCTTAAATTATATTCCTGGTATAGTTCAATACCGTATACCAATTAAAGTAATATCTACTATGCTATTATTTTCTGGAATCTACTTGGAAGGTAGTTATTCGACTGAACTAGTATGGAGAACTCGTGTAAAAGAAGTTGAAGATAAAGTTGCAATAGCTGAAATAAAATCACGTGAAGCAAACATCGTAATTCAAGAAAAAATAGTTGAAAAAGTTAAAATAGTAAAAGAAAAAGTGTTTGTTAATCAAATAAAAATTCAAAAAGAAAAAGAAATTATAAACGCTGACTGCAAGATACCATCTGTTGCAATTGATGTTTATAACAATGCTGTAAAAGGTGGGTCTAATGAATAGATATTCGATTATCTTACTGTTAGGAATAACTGGATGTTCCACAGCTGTCCCTGTCACGGTTAAATTTCCAGAAGTGCCAAATATTTTATTAGAACCTGCTCCATTATTAACACCATTGGCCGTTGATAAACATGATTTAAGTGATTTATTGGAAAATGTTAATGAAAATTATGGAACTTATTATGAAATTCGTGAAAAGTTGAATAATTGGCAGGAATGGTACAAAACACAAAAAACAATATATGACAAAATTTAAGGAGTAATGATGTCAAAAAAACAATATAACAATATGACTGCTGCTGAACAATCAGGTGAAGATTTTATGAGTAAAAATTGGCGACCAATGATGGCAATGACGTACATGCTAACGTGCTTGTTTGATTTCGTTATTGGTCCAATTTTATATAATCTGTTGCAATTTTACAATCCAGGACAACATTTGGATATGTGGCAACCATTGACTTTACAAGGCGGTGGTCTATATCATATCGCAATGGGTGTTGTGTTAGGTATTACTGCACATGGAAGAACACAAGAAAAAATTAATGGTGTGGACTCACTGCCAATACCATCATTGCCAAATCTAGGCGGAATGATAGGTTCGACAGAACAAGTGCAACAACCAATCCAACAATTCAGCCAACCAGCAAGTTCGTCATTCCCAACACCGAGTTTTTCAGCACCAGTTATAGATGGTAAATTTGGTAAAATGGTGCCACCTGCAGAAGATCCAATATTATAAGGAAGAAATATGAAATTAGCATTATCATTATTATTATCGTTTTCAATAGTAACTCCATCATTAGCAGCTGACGCTATTTGGTGCATACCCGTTGAAAAGAAAGTTGAAGAAAAGAAAATTGCAGAATCAACTACTGAAAAACCGGAAAAGAAAAAACATAAAAAATACGAAGGCACTAAAGTCCCAGATGCTAAAAAATAAGTAAAACTTGACAGGTTAAGTGGTAAATAGTATAATAACAACATATTTTTCACTTAACCTGATTTTACTATGACTGACTACTATCAAATATTGGGCGTTTCAGATGACGCCTCCTCAGAAGAAATCAAAAAAGCATATAAGAAGCTTGCAAATAAACATCATCCAGATAAAGGTGGTGATGAATCAAAATTTAAAGAAATATCAGTTGCCTACGACACGTTAGGCGACGAGACAAAAAAACATGATTATGACATGCAACGTAAATTTGGTGGATCATCAAGCTCATCACGGCCATTTTATGAAAATTCGTATGAAACCTCATTTGAAGATATTTTTGGTTCTCAATTTGGTTTTGACCCGTTTAGTGGCATGTTTGGCCGACGTCAACAACGTAGAAATAGGGATTTAAATCTTAATTGTAATATTTCATTACTTGACTCGTTTGTAGGTAAGAAACTAGAAGCAAAATTTACATTACCTAGTGGGAAGCCACAAAATGTAGTTATCGATATTCCAGCCGGTGTAGAAAATGGAGATACTATCAAGTACCCAGGATTAGGTGATGATACTATCCAAGGCTTGACACGTGGTGATTTGCATGTTACCATTTATGTATCCTCTGCTGAAAATTTTGAAAGACGTGGAGATGATATATTCACAACGGTGGAAATTAATCCTATTGAAGCTATGATAGGATGTAAAAAAACGGTAAATTCAATCACTGGTGATTCAATGATGCTAGATATAAGAGCAGGAGTTGAAACCGGGGTTGAATATGCAAAACAAGGTGCAGGATTTAAGAATATTCATACGGGACGTACTGGCCGATTTGTTTCGGTTATTAAAATAAAAACACCAAGTATAAAAAACATTGAGTTGATTAATAAACTGACTCAACTTAACATTGAAATCAACAATCTTTAAGGAACCTAATATATGGTAACCCCAAGCAGAGAATTAGAAGAAGCTATCACAGTGGCCGCTGATACAGCAGTTAAGCTTAATCACGAATATGTGACAGTAGAACATTTAATGTATAGCATGATGCTGAATAAAGAATTCGTTAATATCATTAACGAATTCGGTGCGAATGCTGATATTTTGAAAGCAGATTTATACAATCATTTGTCAAACAAATGCAGTGATATTACCGTGTCTGGCAAGGTTTCTCCTAGAAAAACTGCAGCATTTGAACGTGTGTTAAATAAAACATTCACACAGGTTTTATTTAATAACCGCCAAGATGTTGAATTAATCGATGCATTTTTAATAATTTTAAATGAATCCAGAGGATGGGCGTTTTATTACGCTTCTAATGTTGGTATTTCAAAAGAAAAATTTGCTGAATTTGTGTCAGTTACCGGTAGTGCAACTGAAGATAGTCAAGAAGAAAATCCAAAAGCGACCAAAGCATTAAAAGCATTCACTACAAATTTAAACGATCAAGTAACAAAAAACAAAATTGATCCAGTTATTGGTCGTACTGACGAACTTGAAAACATTGCACTAGCACTCGGCAGACGTAGCAAAAATAATGTAATTTTAGTTGGTGACCCAGGTGTTGGTAAAACTGCTATTGCAGAAGGTCTTGCACACAATATCGTTAACGGTAATGCACCAGAATTTTTAGCTGGGTATACAGTATACAATCTCGATATTTCAGCCATGTTAGCTGGATCAAAATATCGTGGTGATTTCGAAGACCGGTTTAAACAAGTTTTGGCAGCGCTTGAACATAAGGGTGATACTGTTCTATTTATTGATGAAGCACACATGATCAGTGGCGCTGGTGCTGGTAATAATTCCGCGAACGATTTGGCAAACATGATGAAACCGGCATTGAGCAAAGGTAACATCAAAGTTATTGCATCAACTACTTGGGATGAATACCGCAAACATTTTGAGAAAGATCGTGCGCTAATGAGACGGTTCCAACGCATTACCGTGGATGAACCATCACAAGAAATGGCGTTGAAAATTCTTAAAGGTATCAAAAAATACTATGAAAAACATCATAGCGTAAAAATCAAAGACGATGCATTACAAGCGGCAGTTAAATTATCAGTAAAATATCAAGCTGATAAAAAACTCCCAGACAAAGCAATTGATCTTATTGATTGTGCTTGTTCACGTTTTAATTTGGTTGATGTTAATCAACGTGTTGTGTCATTACCAGAAATTCAATTTGAGCTGGCAAAAATGATTAATATGCCTGTTGAGCAAATCATGGAAACTGAAAGCTCATCACTTGTGTCACTGCAAGAAAAATTAGAGAGTGAAGTGTATGGACAAGATGCAGCATTGACCGAAGTTGTTGACAAAATCATGGTAGCTCAAGCAGGGTTAAAACCTGAAAATAAACCAATCGGTTCGTTTGTATTCATGGGTCCAACTGGTTGCGGTAAAACAGAAACTGCGAAAGCATTGGCTAAACATCTTGGCTCTAAACTGTTGCGGTTTGATATGTCGGAATATCAAGAGAAACATAGTATCAGTAAATTGATTGGCTCTCCTCCAGGATATGTTGGTTTTGAAGAAAATGCTGGGTTATTAATCACTCAAATTCAAGAAAACCCAAATGCAGTATTACTGTTTGATGAAGTTGAAAAATCACATCCAGATGTGTCTACTGTATTGTTGCAAATTATGGATAACGGATTTATTACTGGGTCTAATGGTAAGAAAGCCGATTGCAGAAATGTTGTGTTGATCTTGACAACTAATGCCGGTGCACAAGCTGCTGAAAAAAATGCTATCGGGTTTGGAACACAAGAAAAAGTATATAATGATGGTGATTTGAAGAAATTCTTTACTCCTGAGTTCCGTAACAGATTAGACGGTATTATTACCTTCAACAAACTTGGTAAACCTACAATGACCAAAGTTGTCAATAAATTTATTGACGAATTACGTGCACAAGTGAAAGACAAAGCAGTTCGTATTAAAATCAGTAAAGATGCAATTAATTGGCTTATTGATAAAGGGTTTGATCCTAAAATGGGCGCTAGACCATTGCAACGAGTGATTGATAAAGAAATCAAACGCGACCTTGCAAAAATGATGTTGTTTGGCGACTTGAAAGATGGTGGTGTTTTAGATATCAAACTAAAAGATAACAAAATCAACCTGGCTGCTTTACCTAAAAAACAAAAACAGGTAGAGTTTGTTGAAGAAGATGTTAAATTATTATCAGTGGAAGAAATAGTAGTTTAACAATTAAAAGCCCAGTTAATCGATAAATACATATTATTAACTGGGCTTTATTATGCGTATCAAAGAATTATTAGAAGGAAAAAACTTTAACGATTTAGATTTTGTAAAAACAAAAAATGATTCTGGTGAGAAAGAACTAGATTTTGATCTGGCCGATGATTTAATTTTTTACATGAATAATGACGATGATGTCTATCGAAAACATGTACATCCAGTCATTGCAAAATGCGTTAACGGAAAAAAAGACAACATGGAAATTAATCCGTCTGCATTTGCAAATGCAGTGAAGGAATGCTATAATTCGTATTTAGAAGAATACCCAATTCGTGAATTACCAGATTCTTTAGATAATAAAACATTGAAAGAAATTTGTGAAAAATTCCACGAGGAGGTTCATAAACATATTGAAGATGGCAAATACAAATGAGCGGAAACGCAATTAAAAATTCCAAACCAATTAAAAAAGAAGACTATTCAACTTTAATCACCAATCTAAAAAATGTATTGCCATATGGATTAAACATTTATCCATATGGCAGTATTGGAAAAAAAGAAATTAGTGGAGATGCTGATTTCTTTATTGATGCAGAAGAATTACTATCAATTTTACCGGCACAATACCCAGTTCCAAACATTTCTGAAAGCAGAAAATTGCTTCAACAATATTTTATCAATCAAGGTCTTGAATCAACCCGCTCTGGAGTATCTGTGTTTGTCGGTATACCAATGTATGATGAAATAGTCCAAGTCGATTTAACAACAGTTGATGATGCATACAATATGATGTACCTACATGATCACGTGTATGAAAATGAAACTATGAAAGGAAAAGACGTTGTTAGTATCTGGTGTGATTTAGCTAACCTTACTTCAACTTCATTGAAGATTAGTCCATATAAAGGATTAGTCAATCGTGAAACAAATCAAATTATTGAAATTGATCCAGATAAAATTGCCAAAATCATCATAGGCCCTCATGCCAAAGTGCATGATATGCGATCACCTTCAAGACTGCTAGTAGCAGTCATACATGACCCAATTAAATATCAACACATAAAAAATAACTATTTTCAATGAAAAAATACGGTAGGGCATTTAACCATTTAGAAGATTTAACTTTCTTTTATGGTTCTGATGGTGCGCTTGAAGCACTTCAACATTTAAAAGAAATTAATGATGATGCATCGTCTATGCGTATGAAATGGGATGGTGGACTTCAAATCTACTGGGGTCGAGAAACAGAAGACGGCCCATTGATTTTTACTGGGCACAATGGATGGTCACGTGGTATTAAATCAACTTCTGGTAGTGAATTATTTGAATTCATCACAAAACATTCTGGTAAAAATAATTTAACGGTTGATGAATCGGTGAACCGTATTTTCTTTGCATCGGAATTTGCAAGTCTATATGAAATATTTGATAAAGCTACTCCAAGAGAGTTTGTTGGATTTGTATATGGCGACGCATTGTATAAAACACGCCCTATTTCATCTAACGGGTTCTTTAATTTATACCCTAATGGCAAAACTGGTTATCATATTGATGATGATTCAGAACTAGGGATTAAAATACAAAATTCCGAATGTATGGTTGTTCTACATGCGTATTTCCCACAGTTTGGGTTAACCGATGATAGTCAGATACCAATGACAGATTTTTCATTTCTGGGCAATGATCAATTGATAGTGATAAATCCATATTATGCGTCTACTTCTATTAAAATTGATGTATCTGAATTAGAACATCATATAATCATTACTAAAAACGATTTAGATGAGTTAATATCACCGATTGATAAAGTCAGTTCATATAAAGATTATTTCTATCGATATACTAATTTTAAAGCTAAACAAAAAGAACTAGATACATTGGGTGATGATTTTACTATATGGCTGAAAAATAGCAATATAAGTAAAAATCAACAACAAAAAATTATAAAACGTATTGAAGAATTCCCCGATGCAATAGAAAATATGTTTAAAACAGTTAAATACATAATGCATTTGAAAAATTCAATTATTGATCAATTGGAAAAAAATTCAGGTGATATAAAAACTTCTAATTCCGAAGGATGGGTTAGATATGCGGATGATAAAAAATTTGGGAATGTAAAATTTGTTCCGAGGCACCGATGGTTACCGTAGGTGTATGTTTTGGTAGGTTTAATCCCCCTCATAAAGGGCACCGAGAAGTTTGGGAAACTGCTGCTAAATGTGATGCTTATTATGTTGGTACAAATGCTAGTACTCGCGGTCCAAAAGATCCACTCCCATTTGATATCAAATTAAAAGCAATGTCCGCTTTATACCCAGATGTAGTGCAGCATGTCGTGCCATCCCATAATATATTTTCTTTAGTAGTTAAAATATATCAAGAATTTGGGGAACATATAGAATTAAAAATATGCACTGATGAAGATTGGATAATTAATTCTTTATCAAGGTACAATGGCATCAGTAGTTCGCATGGGTTTTTTAAATTTGCTAATATTACCCAACATATTACACCTAGATTGAGTTCTGCTTCAACATTAAGAGAAGCAGTGAAAAATGGTGATAAAGAATTATTCAGTGATGCAGCTGGAATATCAGCTGATACTGAAATTGAAATAAATAATAGAGTATTTAAATTCTTCGATATTGTAGGAGAATTTATCGAATAGTTAAGGATAACAAAATGAGTGATAATAGTTTAAATCCAAAAGCATTATTGGAAGGATTGTATGACATTCTTAAAAATAATGGCGAACGATTAGATGAAAAAGCAGAAAGTAAAGCCCAACAAAGATTAATGGGCATGGTACATGCGGCTCAACAAGGCGAAAAAGCTGCTAGTCCAACAGTTGCGAAAATTGCTAAATCAATGAAAAAGAAAGATGTCAAAGATTTTGCAAAAACAAAACACAAAGGTCTACCAAATAAAGTAAAAAAAAGTAAAAAAGTAAAAAAAGAATCGGGTGAGCCAGATTTGGTAGCTGATGAAGAATTAAAAATGTTTTCCAGGAAAAATGTCGGGAAACGTGCTGGTAGAAATCAAGTAGATAATCCATGGAATCAATTACACAAACGTGGACGTGGATATTCTTCACGTACAAGAAAACGTGTACGTGAAGAAGATGGTATGGAAGAATGTGCAGGTGTTGGAATAGTAAATAAACAAAACTCAACCCAGGATGTAGGATCCGGTACTCTTCAAAAAAATCTGTCAGCATTCAATTTAGAAGAAGCTATGCAAGATATGGTTAATACTATGATGAAAGAAGGTAGATTGAGAAAAGGTACTGAATTGGCAGTTCCTGGCATTGAAACATGGGATCAGTTAGATAATAATAACAGCCCATATGCCGCTTATCGGTATGGCATTGCATTAGCTGGTGCGCCACACGATTCTATTGATAAAGGTGGTCCTGTTGGTGGTAATTTTGTCACGATTGGTTATTCAGACGAAGATCGTAATATTATTGATGCAGCTGCTCGTAATATGGGTGTTTCTTCCAAAAAACAAGGAAATGATACATCAGTTGAATTACCGGATGTTAACAAAAAAAGTGTTATAGCCACACCAAAAAGAAATAGGTATGGTATATGAAGCAATATAGGATAACATCTGCTGATTTTGTTCCAAAAAGTGATGACGATTGTTATCTATCACCGGATGACCCAATTCATGAATTAATGAAAACAAGCCAACTCGGTGGAATTGGTAGTGAAGCAGCATTAGCAAGATATAACCATTCATCACTTCCTATAATCACAGGCAGTGATAAAGGTCAAATAGCACGGGAACAAAACATACAATCAGGCACTAGCGAATGGTTCAAGCACTGGTTTGGAAGGAATAATCAATGAAAATATCGGAATTATTAGGGCATCCGTTGCAGGAAACTGCAACATCTGGCAGCACTATGGCAGCTAATGTCAATGTTGGTGCAGTTTATCAAGATGCACCACCTAAACAACGAAAAAACAAAGACGGTACTGTAAAAAACGCATTGGATGTAAATGATAATCTACTAACTGGTGGAAGTATCGCAAAAAGAGTATAAATACAAGATAAATGGAGTTTATCATGACAAACAAAAACCAACAATTAGATGAATTTGCGCCACCTGCAAATTCAGCTACCGTTGAACCTTCAGCAGGTCTTTTGCCAGATGGCACGGTTGATCGAGAAGGCGCAATGGCAAAAGCCGACTTATTCAAACTATCAAATTATAGTTATAAATTATTTAAAAAAATTAATGATGAAGATCAATTAGAAGCATGGATCCAAGCTAAAATTACCAAAGCTGCTGATTATATTGCATCAGTATATCATTATTTAGAATATGAAATGAAATTCAGTGAGTACGGAAAAAAACTAGAAAATAGTGATATGTACACTGAAAGTGAAAAACAAATCATCCAACAAAAATTAAATGAAGCTCGTGCTGCCGTAAAAGCATTGAAAGTTACACAAGCTAGTAAATTATTGGAAGGTACATCTGCTAAAAAAGATAAAGATTTCGCAGCATTGGCAGCACCAGTGGATAAAATTACATATGCCGATAAAATTGCGGGTGCCAACAAAAAAGCGAAAGCAGCAACATCAAAAGTTGCAAAAGAAGGGTTGGCAGAAGATAATTATTCAGACGATGATGATTATGTAAAACGTCCATATATGCCGAAATCTGGTAAATATGCTGATAGTCCATTTTATGATCCAGCAGATGCAGAAGAAGATGCAGAAAAAGCATATAAAGACGGTATTAAAAAAAGAGAACAAGCTAGAAAAAATAAAAATAAAAAAGATATTGATGAATCTGCAAAACCAAGTGCTGGATTATCAAAAGCTAAAAAATCTGCAACCGTTGAAAAAGATAAAAAACGTGGTGATATTGGTAAACCAGGAAAAAACTTCGAAAAAGTAGCTTCTAAAGCTGCTAAAAAATATGGTTCAAAAAAAGCAGGTGATAAAGTAGCGGCTGCTGCAATGTGGAATAACATTAAAGAAGGTGTCGAAATTTCTTTTGGCGAAGGTGTATATGCAGCAGATGCTCAACAAACCGAAGACCTGTCAGGTGATGTTGCAAAATTAAATAAACCAGAAAAATTCTCACCAGTAGTACCAAAAAATATCAAAGGTGCTAGACCAGCTGGTAATACCTGGGATCCTGATCCAGATGAATATTCTGCAGGAGTGAGTGATCCAACAAAATCTGTTAACAATATTAAACCATCGCCATCAAAAACAGATATTCATCCAGCAATTGCTAAATTGCAAAAAACCCATCCAAAATTATATGCATATATGATTAAAACCCCGGGTTCTATGCAAAAATTTTTAAGTAATTCTAGTTATGCAATAGACTTGTTAACTAAACCAGAATTTCAACCAGTTTTCAAAGAAGATCAACAACTTGATGAATTAAATTTAAAACCTTGGGAAAAGCAAAGTCCATTTTCTGAAAAGGGTTATAAAGGTGTTGCACGTCGTCAAGAAACTAAAATGAAAGATGCTGAAATAGCAACGGATGCCGCTGATGAAAAAGGTGATAACGCTGGAATTAAAAAAGCTGGTCAAGAGTGGAGACAAGCCAAAGCAAGAAAAGAAAAAGCTGAAAGAAAAGCTTCACTAGCTAAAAAAGAATCAATTAATGAATCATCTGAAGTATCGGCAATTAAAATATTAAGCGGATTACAGTAATGGATATGAAAAAAATTCTACAGGCACTAGATGGTACTGCCGTTAAACCAGTAGAAGGTGCAAATGATATGAAACAATTCATGAGCATAATTAACGAGGGGGCTAATCCACACAAGGTTAGCCTTCCTGTTCAAATGGCTATGCAACATTATTCTACCCTGGTAATAAAAGAGCAACCTAAACCATCATTACTAAAACAATATTTTGCAGAAGCAGAAGAAACTTTGCAACAAGCAAAAGCAGTTGAAAAGAAAAAACTCAACCAATTTGCAAGAACCATTGCTGAACGTGTTCAAATGAAAGAATCAGCAATTCCCGGGCATTCTGCTGGATTTACTGGTGGTGTTGGTCCAGGAGCGCAAAGTAATTTGCCAATGGAAGATATAGATAATCCGAAAGATATTGTTAAGATGGATATACCATTACTAATTCGTTTATTAGAATATGCACGTGAAGATGCTAAAACTGATATGGATTTGCATAATGTTACTGAAAAATTAATTGATTTTAGCAAACAGGGTGATGTATTGACCATGGATCAGTATGATGCGATTGTCGGTGAACAAAAACTTCTCCCAAATCCAACCAATGAAAGTTGTTGGAACGGATACAAACAAGTCGGGATGAAAAAGAAAGGTGCAAAAAATGTACCTAACTGTGTCCCAAAGGGAAAATAATGGATATTAGAAATATTTTAAATACAATAGATAATATATCTGAGGGTGTGTTTGATAATCAAGAAGTAGCTGATAAGAATAAACAAGCCCAAGCTGATTTGGAAAAATGGCAGACTGATCGAAAAGCATCACAAGAAGCCGAGATTAATCAAATTAAAGCATTGATAAATCAGTATGCTAAATTAAAAGGTATTAATTACACTGTTAAGGAATCTATCTCACGAGAATTAATTGAAAGTTTCGGGTATGAATATGATGACTTATTACAAGAATATAGTAAAGAGCAATTTAAAAGTGATGCAGCTGATTTTGGCAGAGGTGTAGCATCAGGTGCTACATTGGGATATGCACCAGAAATAGCAGCGAAAATTAGATCAGCGACTGGTGATATTAGTTACGAAGATGCCCTTAAACAAGAAATAGAAAAAAATAATGCTGCAAAAAAACGTAGTCCGTGGTTGTATGATGCTGGCTCATTTGCACCATCAATGGCGGTCGGTGGACCACTTGGGTGGGGATTAGCAGCTGCTGATTTGGCATATGGGAAGGATGAATTGGCAAACCCATTTGCTGATGATAAAGCGCCTACTGCAACACCTGATACCAAGCAAACCTCAACCCAGGTTGATAATTCAGCAAAACCGGCTGCTACTAATGATGGTAATCATATTGAGAATCAAGCTAGTCCACATGATATAGTTTCAGAACTTCAAACAAAGCTGATCAATGCTGGATTTGATGTTGGGCCAACTGGCTCAGATGGGAAATTTGGTGATAAGACCGTAGCTGCATTAAAACAATATACAGCCTCTAAAAAACTACCATCTGATTTAGAAGCATATGTGAAATTAGTAGGAGATGCGGCAAATGATGAAGTTAAAGCAGCTGTAACCGAAGCGGAGAAAATTGCAGCATTGCGAAAAACACTAGATGCGCTAGATGAAGGCTGGAAAACTGCTGCTATTACCGGTGCGGTGAATGCTGCAAAGAATTTCGGCAGAGGTATTGGTAATAAATCCACAGTTGGGCGCAAGCTTACACAAGCAGAAAAAGACGCAGGGTATGCAAAATCATTAGAAAAAGGTGATGTGGAATTTGTAAACCCATACCATCAACCATCAAATGCTGACAACTTTGCAAATAAACTTGGAAAAGGCACTAGAGGAGCTGCAATTTTTGGTGGCAAAGCGGCTGCTAAAGCTGCGGTACTGAGTGGCAAAGCCGCCGTATTTGGTGCTGGACTCGCGGCCAAAATTGGTGGGAAACTTGCTAAATTTGCTGGCAATCACAAAATTGCAACAATATTAGCGGGATTAGCATTGTATGGATATACATTTAATCCAGAGGGTAATATTGTTGTTTCAAATGATACCGCACCAGATATTAAACCAGATATTAAACCAGATACCACCACTAATCAGCATGGCAAACCAGATATATCTGCTCCATCTAATATCCCCGGTAACTCAGAGAAACCATCTGAACCTACCAATGCGCCAGGAATTGGTGGTAATACACCAGAATTATCACAACTTTCGTCACAAATTGACTGGTTGATTAAGTATGCAAGTACTGACACATCACCAGCATTGGCTCAAGAGCTATCCAGCTTAAAAAGTCAATGGGATCAATTAAAGAAATAATAATGGCGGGAAATCCCGCCATTTTCCTCTAAATCACTTGACAACTATCCTGCATTATTGTATAATAAATTTTTTTAATCACTCATATAAGGAGATATCATGAGTCGTTCGTATGGACCAGAAGAAAAAGCTAAACTAG